TCTTCTTCGGTCACTTGCATTTCTTGATTTGCTACGAGGCTCATATCGTAAGCATATCTTATTTGTAGATAACTTGTAAATTTTTGCGTGAAAATTTTTTTTGAAAAATGTTTTCTATATCGCGTTCACATTCCCCCTCCCCTCTGCCAGCGACCTACCCCCGACCCCGATTCGCTTTCGTAACTACCTTTCTGTTTTCAACGTTTGGAACCTTGTTTCAGTTTTATAGCAGTGGCTCAAGACAAAGGCCAGACAAGCTGTCTCTTCCATATAGGTTTATGAAGTGAGTAAATGGTTTACTTACATAACTAGCTAAATAGGAGATTATTATGGCTAAATCTAAATATGAAACTAGCTTTGATGTTGACACCATCGAGGCTCGTAAAGACAGAGCGTTATCAGTATCTAAAGGCGGTAACCTCAACTTGGACGCTAAAGTAGCGAACCCTAACTTCGATAAAAAAGCGAAGGAAGGACCTGACAGCTACGCGATGACTAGCATCAGAGAGATGTTCGAATTCTTTATCCTTAAAGAAGACGGCTCAGTGGCGTTCAAACTCAAACCACACGCTAGTCTACAAGGTGGCACATCAGTGACATCTTTCGCTAGAGAGTGGACACCGGAGAGCAAATAATGCAACTAGGATATTATCTTGGTCGCGTAGCAAGAGGGACGGCGAAAGCTGTCCTTCCAGTTACAAAGTGGGCGGCACAAAAAGCAACCACATTTGCATCCGACTTTGGTCGCGGTATGATCGAACAACCTACTATCATCACAACTGGTGACGAAGATCGTATCGACGAAAGCACATCTAACTTCGAACAAGAGCTAGATCGTGTCGACGAAGAAATAAGGCGGGAACTCCACGAGGAAGAATCCGTCCAACCAGAGCTACCAGGCATGAACCCTCAACAACCTGTGAGGGAGTCGTGAGTAGCCATTACATACCAGAGTCCATTTGGGCTCTGGTTGAACACTGGAGAGCATAATGTTAGACGTATTTCTTACTTTATTATCTATCTGGATATTTCTACTCATAACTAGCTTTATCTGGGCTGGTTATAAATTCATTAGGTTTATCAAATCTGATATCCCTGTCAAGGTCAGTTCTGACCAATTCAATTCTAACTCATACAAAAACTATAGTTAGCCATCTAGGGGCGTCTTCGGGCGTCCCTTCTTTTTTTGTGCTAACCATCCGCCCGCTTCGCGCCCGGAATCCACCCGAGGAGACTACTATCATACTATCACCCTACTATCATCACGAGTGCATACGAGTGTGCCTGCATGCATATGCCAATCTTGAATCTGGTTCCGCGTGTTCCACGGACCTGCCCCCATGTGGAACCGTTCCATGGAACCAGCGAAATGCCTGCCGTTGCAACGAACGGGCGGGGGCTACTTGCCTGCGGTTCCACGGTTCCGCGGAAATCAGAACGTGCTTAATTACGGTCGACCATCGACCAAGGATAAAGAACTATGAATGAATGTTATTTTTACATGGAACCATGGAACCACAACCTAGAATCGTTGTTGTTACAGCCCATATTGTGTTCCACGAGTAATGGAACCATGTGGAACCACGTGGAACCAACCCACTGCACAAGAAGCCCCCAAGAACTATTTAACAGCGTATCAAAATCGCTGGGGCTCTTGTGCTTCCATATAGGTTTATGTTGGATGTGTATCACTTCCGACAAACGACATCACGCAGTCGTACTAAAGTGCGTGGCGGTGTCACCGGAACGACCATGCTGGGATGAAAAGCCCACGACCCATTACAAACGAGGAGGTAACTATGGGATTAGACGTATATGCAGGGTATTTACACCCAAAACCGGAGCAACCAGATAACGTTGTTGATATTAAAGACAATATTGGCGACAGGATGGAGGCTCCATATTATTGGCGTAAGCACGCTCGGCTCCAACAATTTATGACGGAGTTGTGGCACGAGAAGAATGGCACAAAGATGGAGACCATTATGGGCCCTGAAGGGTTCAATGGTGGTGATGTCTTGATCTTGGATAAAGATGACATTCTAAGCTTGCAAACACAAGTGGAGAACGACAGCTTGCCGTTTTGTCCAGATGGGTTCTTTTGGGGACAGCAGTTCCAAGAAGAATCTATGAAGGATTTTAAACAGCAAGATCTTAAGTTCTGCAAGGACGCTTTGCAATGGCTCGAAGAGGGCAAAGAGGTCTGGTATGAATCATCTTGGTAAGGAGATAACAATGGTTAAAGACTATTTTAGATCTGTACTAATGGGCACGGGCGTTCTGTTCGTGCTCTTTGGTATTGCAACGAGTATTCAATACTCACTTTTAATATTCGGTGTCGGGGTCGGCATCGGTTCAATCTTGTATTTACTATGGAGGCTACTATGAATACAACAACTTTGGTTAGTGCACTAACAACTGCACTTTGGATATTAATCGAGCTTATTCAGTTCGCATACATGGCCCATTTGGCCTGGAGGAATCGAAATGTTAATGGTAGGAATACTGTCGGCGCTGGGTTTGCTAATTCTAGCGCTTAAAGCGGGCGGTCGCAAAGCTATCGGTCACGATATATTTGTCGACGTTCTAATTACAGTCACATTGATGGTGTGCTTTTATGGCACATTCAGTGGTATGACTGCAGCAATGATGGGTGGTTTGACTGCGTCTTTGGTTCTCTTTGTCATGAAGAAAACTATGCCGCACGAAAAACTAACCGTCGAAAAAGGTGAACGGGTTGTGATGACTACACCTGTTCAAATTAAAATACCTACAGTTACAACTAAATGGAAAACTGTAGAACCAGACTGGAGGTCTTAAATGCAAACCATAAATCCACAAGCACTTAAAGCTGAACTAAAAGACGCCGTTATCGCTGGCTACCCCGCAATGATTTGGGGCGGTCCAGGTATCGGTAAGTCTGACATACCAGCTCAAGTTGCCGCTGAAATGAACATGAATATCATTGATTTTCGTGCAAACTTATTCGACCCTGTCGATGTAAGAGGTATACCCTATCTAGCGCAAGCTAGCCCAGAGTCTACCAAATACACTTCATGGGCTGTACCTGACGTGTTTCCGATTGCGGAACGCGACGGCGACAGAGGTATCTTGTTTATTGACGAGTTACCAACTGCACCGCCAGCAACGCAAAATGCGTTTTTACAACTATTGCTCAACAGACAGCTAGGTGATTATGAGCTCCCAGCCGGTTGGGCATTAGTTTGTGCTGGTAATAGATTGACTGACTCAGCTGCTGTGTATCAAATGCCAAGTCCAGTTAGAAACCGACTAGCGCACTATGAGTTGGAACCGATCCTTGAGGACTGGGTCCAATGGGCTCACCAACATGGTATTGACACCGATGTTATCTCGTTTATTCAATACAGACCTGGACTTCTGTCTAGTTTTGATGCTGACGAGTATGCGTTCCCAACACCACGTGCATGGTCAATGGTTAGCAAAAAGCTCCAACGAGCAAACGCTGATCCAACTAGATTGTTCTATGGTGTTGCCTCTTTAGTTGGCGACGGAGCAGCTGGCGAGTTTGTAGCTTTCAAAGAGATTGCTAGCAAACTACCTGACATAGATGCGATTATCAAAGATCCATCTAAGTACAAAGCAGATGACAACCCAGCGTTGTTGTATGCGTTGGCCAATGCTGTCGCTGCAAGAGCGGAAGATACCAAAATGGACAACATTATGAAACTAGCTGACAAACTGGTAGTCGAGTATCAAGTTGTGCTTGTCAAAGGTTGTCTAGCTAGAAACAAAGAATTACGCCAACACGTAGCGATACGTAATTGGATCACTAAAAATGCTAACGTTATACTATAGGAGAGCTTTATGAAAACTGTTAGATTATCTGAACAGCTCAAACGCGACATCAAACGTGCGGCTGAGACAAAGTACAACAATGCAAACCCACAAAAGGATTATCCTAAAGACGGTATGCAATTGTTTATCGACCAAGGTTATCAACAAAAAATAGATACCACTACGCAACAATTCAAAGACGTTTGGGGGTATGAAATACCCACTAACGTAGTCAACGAGTTGCAAATATCTTCTAGTGTTGTAACTGAAGACAGCGACGGCGATGAATATCAAAGCGACAAATCTTTTATTTTGCAGTTGCCAGATCTCACCATACCTAAAGTGCTAGTGCAATACGGCGATCGTATGCGTGTCAAAGTTGAACCTGACAACCCAACGTTTTTACAATGCGTTGAAGTTGAAATGTTTAACGATAATTTGTACACCAAAAAACGTGAATATATTGATAATATACGTAGCGTTTTGGATCGTTTTTCTACACTTAATCAGTTGATGAAAGCCGCACCTTATATCAAGGACTTAGTACCGCAAGAGAGAATCCAGAAAATGCACGAGACAGATGACCGCACTGGTCGTCGACAAGAGCAAGCAGAAATTGCTGATACTGAACTAGCTGAGCTACGTGAAGTGTTGCTTGAAGACGCATTACTTGGAGATGACTTATGAGTATTAGATTTGATTCTGATGAATACGATCAGTTGTGTTCAATTTATAACGCTCTTCTTAACCTTCAGAAAAGATCGTCTACGGTCTTTGATCCTGAAGACGAGTTAGATCGTAAGCCTTTTATGTTGATGAATATCAAACACGAACTTGATCACATCATAAAAGAGTATTGTGCTGAAGAAAATGCTTTTAGCGACAGACCAACTTTTTATGGTTTGATTACTGAGGAAAAACAATGAATCCATTATTCGTAAAAGCTAGGTCAAGGCTCATACTTGACAGCCCATTTTTCGGTACTTTGTGTTTACGACTCAAAGCCGTTGAATGGGACGACGAAACAGGTGCCACCGACGGTGTGCATCTGTTTTACAACGTCAAATGGTTTGAAAAGCTAACTGATATGGAACGTATTGGTTTCTTAGCCCACGAAGTCATGCATGTTGTGCTCTTACACATTACGCGTAGGAACGAACGGCATGCGACAAAGTGGAACGTAGCTTGTGACTATGCAATCAACAATTATTTGGTTGCAGAGGGTTTTATATTACCAAAAGGCGGCCTTGTGGATTCGCAGTATGACAATATGACTGCGGAAGCTATCTACAGTGAACTACCAGAACCTGAAAAGGGCTGGGACAATGTAGCTGTAGACTTTGGTAAATGCGGTGGAGTTATGGACCACCCTGGTAACGACGGCACTCCCGGTACGGCGGGTGCCATCGAAGCTGGCTTGACTGTAGCAATACACCAAGCTGCCGAAGCGGCCAAGGCCCAAGGTAAGTTATCTGCTGACTTGGAGTCTTTGATATCTGATATCACTGACCCTAAAGTGGATTGGAAGGCTGTGTTGGCGCGTTTTTTACGTTCCAATAACAAGTCTGACTTTACTTGGGTAAGACCTAACAGGCGTTTCATTGCTAGCGGTATGTATCTACCTTCTTTGCACAATCCTTGTCTAGAAGAGATTGTTATTGCGGTTGATACTTCTGGCTCTATTAGCGATGAAGAACTAAAGCAGTTCACAACAGAAACATCATACATCTTGCATGAGCTAGCACCTGAACGTGTGCAATTTATACAATGCGATGCAGAAATCAATGATGTGACTGAATATACACGCGAGTCGTTACCGCTAAAAGTAACGTACAAGGGCAGAGGAGGTACAGAATTTACACCAGTTATAGACTATGTGAACGAAAACCACCCAAACACAGCTGCTCTTGTCTATCTAACCGACCTAGAATGCGGAGACTTTGGCGATAAGCCACATTATCCAGTGTTGTGGGTTTCAACTCAAGATCACAGCGCCCCATACGGCGAAGTGATTCACATGCAATAACAAGGAGATTATTATGGCATCAGTAAGAATGACAATTGAGCTCAGAGAGCAAATAACTGATAACTATAGAAAGCAGTGTCAAGCTGCTTTCGATAGGGACTTTGACGTGGAATCAACAATTATAAACATTGTAGAAGCTATTCAAAAACAAGCTGGCGAAGATTTTAAAACTCTTCTCCAATCTGCGCATGACTTTTCACACAAGTTGTTTGCCCACGAAAACAAATACAAAGACATCCATACTGTAAATTACAGTAGTGTTTTTGGTTCTATATCTAATCTTCATGAAGGTTACCGTGAAGATGAAAGAGAATTTTATCCTCTTAAAAAGTTAGAAAAGCTACACCTTGTATGTAACAGAAATCGATGTTTATCTGAGAATTTTGATACTATAAAAAACTGGCGTGCGCAGTACAAAAGTCGTTGGGAAGATAAAATGAACGACGCCACTGCAAGTTATGTAACTGACGATATGTACTTTGTGCACACGTTTGAAAAACCTGTCGACTTTCCTTTTCTAACTAAAGGTGACGACAGTTCTTATGATTCTTCTGAAGATTACGCTCCATCTGTTACGGTTGGTCTTGTTATATCTGATCCAGAAATGTGTGATAAGCTAGAACAAATACCTATGGCAAGACAGAAAACAAGTGACATGGTTGAGAAGTTTAAAGACTTCATTGAACCGATTACTACGCTTAAGAGATTCATTGATGAATTTCCTGGCGGCAGGAGCCTAGTACCAGCTGGTAAGCTGCAAGCTATGGCTGCACCTGCTGTTAAGAAAGAGCGAAAAGCCAAGGTACAAGCTGAAGACTTGTTGACCCCTACTATGAAACAGGAGTTTAACGAGGTAATGTTAGAATCATCTTTACTGGGGGGTAACAATGACTAATCAACCAAATATCCAACCACATCCTGAGTTTATCTATGACGAACGTCAAGACTACAAGACCAACTACTGGAAATGGAGAGACATGTCTAACTATGAGGCGAAATGTGAAAACAGACCGCCTTATAGTGAAGAGCAAGCGAAAATGGTGTTTCAACAACAATATGGTTATCATAGCAATGGAGAAACATTATGAGTGTAATTAAAAACTATATGTGGGATGTTGGCGAATATGCTACAGACCACGGCATCAAAGCCGCTATGAGTAAGTATTTCGAATCAGCAGATGGCGTTAAGATCTGTATTCTGTTCGTTAATGCTTATGATGGCGATTGGGACCAATTCATTGTAGACGGTGGGTATCAACCACCTGCTATTCATTGAATAATGGGAATACCTACTTTTACAAAATCGTGGGAAATGGCAACTTTTCTTTTATTAGGATTGTTGTTATTACCTTTTTTTATTATTTTAAAATGTCTAAACAGACAGTAAAACTTTGACTCTCTTGACGAAAAGCCATCCAGAATTGGTAGCGCAACAAGCCGTCCCTGAGTAGCCAACGGCCAGAGTATATGGAGATAGAGAGTCATTCGAACATGCCAAGGAGTGGCATTAGTATAGCCCAAGATTCGGGGTTCCGGCTTGGGCTATGCGCCTTTTAATTTACGATACGTAAATCCACATTTCTAATGTGCCAGTTGCAACATCACCTGCAGGTGCTACTTGACAAGTAATGTCAATAGTATCATCTGCACTATAGGTAATAGGAGCAAGATTTGCATCTTCATGGTCTGTACCACCGGCTTGGCCGATTGTAGAACCATCAATAAATCTGTCTGAATCTGTACCGTCACCGACGTCAAGTACTAAACCTGTGCCTGTGTCTAAATCAGAAGACTTTATTTTGATGTCATGTAAAGTTTCACCAGCAAAGATGTCTACCATTTGGTATACATCAGCAGCATTTGGTGCAGCAGTTACATTAAATTTAGCGTATCTTACGCCAATATTTCCACTTGGGAATGGCTTGAACGACTGATTACCTGAAACAGGATCACTTGTAAAAGTTGCCATAATATTCTCCGTTTGTTTTATCACCCATTATTAGGTAATATCTATATACAGTCATAAAGACCATATTGGTTTTTGTCAAGTTTAATTAAGGAGTAATTAAATGCCCCCATCTCATGTCTATGTGAAACGTAATCCGATTCATCCATATACATACAACAATCCAGACGACTTACCTTATATACAATGGAAGTATGTCAAATTATCTGTTGCTTACAATATGTACACCAGTAAGCAAATAGGTTGGGAACGTGCAAAACGTTCAGAATACGAAGAATGGTGTACGAAAATAAAACAGTTCAAGGAGGAACTATGAGTAATATAATAGACAAAGATGGCAAGCCCATTGAATCCGAGAAAGAAACTATGGAACGTTTAGTCAACGAAGAAGCAGCGCATGATCAGCTGTTTAAAGATCTTGACGCAGCAGTTTCGAAAGCAGCCGAACACTTAAATGTGCCTCATGTCTTACATGTAGGTTTAGATTTCTTTGTTCAAATTGCGTATCGACTTGCCCCAGACAAAGAGAACGCAGAGTTGGTAATAGATAACACTATACAGAGGGCTAAAAATGACTACAGCAGATAAAATAAAACTAATGGACGACCTTGTTGAATGGGTCTCTGAAAACGTTGAATGGGCCCACGAGTCTACACCAACTAACTTTGGCTCAGCAGAGAGCATAGAACAAGTTTGGAAAGAGATGAGACTGCTTGTCAAAAAAGGTTTGGTAGCAGAAACATTTATTAAAAGGTGGGAAACAAAATGAAAAATTTATATTTAGACTTTGAGACCTATTACGACACACATTTTACACTGACTAAAATGTCTACAGCACAATATATAAATCACAAAGATTTTAAAGTTTGGGGTGTAGGACTGAAAGTGGACGATGGAGATACCGAATGGTATAGCGCTGATGAGGTAGACGATATCTTAGCTGCGATTGATTGGGGTGAAAACGCTTTGGTTTGCCACAATACTCTGTTTGATGCCTTCATTCTTACGAGGCACTACGGATACAACCCACTGTATTACTATGATACAGCTGCAATGAGCAGAGGTTTGTACCCTAATGTGTCCGCAAGGCTGAAAGATTGCGTTACACGCGAGTTTCCGTCTGATAATACTATGCGAAAGGGAGAAGAACTTGCAAGTGCCAAAGGCATACGCGACCTTGACCCAGAGCTTGACGAACAAATAGGTTCGTATTGTATTCAGGATGTTGACTTAACGTACGCTCTTTTTCAGTCCTATGTGGTTGGATTTCCAGAGTCAGAACTTGACTTGATTGATCTAACTACACGGATGTTCGTGGAGCCAAAACTTCTGTTGGATCAGCCAATGCTGTTGCAATATAAAGAAGATATGGCAAAACGTGCAGAAGATGCCATCAGCTCATCAGGTGTAACACGCGAAGTTCTTGCGTCACAGCAAAAGTTTCGTGCGCACCTGGAGAGCCTGGGCATTACAATACCCACGAAGAAAAGCCCAACGACTGGTAAAAAGATACCAGCCTTTGGTAAAAATGACCCTGCCTACATACAAATGTGCAACATGTACCCAGAACATTCGTGCATTTGGGAGGCCAGAGAAGTTGTTAAGTCACGTATTGATGAGACCAGAGCACAAAGGTTTATTGATTCGTGCAACCCTGACGGCAGCTTTGGTGTACCACTGCGTTATTATGCCGCTCACACAGGTAGGTTTGGTGGCTCAGATAAAATCAACCTACAAAACTTACCACGCGGATCTAAATTACGTACGGCAATCAAAGCCCCAGAAGGCCAACGCATGTACATTGCTGATTTGTCTAACATCGAAGCACGCATGCTCGCATGGCTAGCCAAAGAACAAGACTTAATTGATGCGTTCGTAGAAGGCCGTGATGTGTATTGTGAATTTGCTGGTCAGGTTTACGGTAGAACAATCACAAAAGAAAACAAACTAGAAAGGTATGTCGGCAAAACCGCAGTTCTCGGGCTGGGGTATGGCATGGGACATAACAAGTTCCAAGATACCTTAAAGTCAGGTTCGCCGTCAGTTGATGTAAGTTTAATGACCGCACTCAATATTGTTACTCAGTATCGTGGTACCTATAGCAACATTCCAATCCTATGGGCACGCATGAAAGATCTATTGTTTAACATGATTTCACCCAGAGATTACGGTACAGAGTACGGGCCGCTAAAGGTTGGACCGCAACGCATTGAACTGCCAAACGGTATGTCATTGTCGTATCCTGATTTGCGATACACGGATGGCGAATTTATTTACACAACCCAAAAAGGCATCGTACGTACATACGGCCCCCGTCTGGCGGAGAACGTGATACAAGCACTAGCTCGTATTGTTATTACCGATCAAATGTTAGAGGTACACGCACTCCCAGAAGTTGATGTAGTATTACAAGTACATGATGAAATCATTGCATTAGGTTCTAAACTTGATTCAGATGTTACAATGGAAAAGATACTAAACATTATGAAGACTCCACCAAGCTGGTGTAAAGATTTACCGCTTGATGCAGAAGGAGGCGTAAGCCAAGTCTATGACAAATAAAAAATCAAACCTCATCCTAACAAGAAAAGTTGGTGATCGTGTCAGAGTTTACACGCCAGGTGGCGAAATGTGCACGATTACGGTTACCAACATTTCTCAACGCGCATGCAAACTCGCGTTCGAAGCGGATCCAACTGTCCGCATAGATAGAGAAGAGGTTTACAAAGTTAAGGAGAAACTATGAATATTGTATTTTTACAAGCTAAAAAACCTTTAGCTAAAGAAATCACCAAAGATGGCACTAAGCCATACCCACTTGTTAAAAACTTTACATCATCAGAAGAAGATATTTCTCTTGATAAAAAAGGTCTTAACAAACTATTTCGTGCACTTTGCAGTGCAGCTGCAAACGGCATGTGCATGTTAAAAGGACCATTAAAACGCCCACTCAAAAATGAGCCCCGAGCTTTTATGTCCGACCGAACAGCTCCGACTGAGTTGCTTGTGTTAGACATTGATGGCCTACGTGCAACCCCAGGAGATGACATCCAAGCTATGGCCGATCGTATCGTGCTTCAGTTACCTGATATATTTCACGACTGTTCGTACATAGTGCAAGCCAGCGCTTCTTTGGGTGTAAAAAAAGATACAATTTCATTACATTTATTCTTTCTTATGGATATGCCCGTACATCCAAAAACGCTCAAAGACTTTATGCGGGGTCTTAACTACGAGACAGAGTTTCTTGCAGAACAAATTACTCTATCGGCCAACGGCCAAAGTCTGTCGTGCGTGTTAGATCCATCTGTAGCAGATAACAGTAAATTAATTTACATAGCACCACCTAAATTTGTTGGTGTTGAAGATCCTTATCCAAATGGTAGATTCATCAAGGTTGACCGTGGTTCAGCTGTTCTTAAAATCTCCTCGTCTTTAGTTGGGGTGAACCCTGAAAAAGTTCATGCCCTAGGTTTGCAGATTAAAGACAACCTTAGAAAGAAAAATAATCTTCCTAAGAGAACAGGTAAGTTATCCACGGTCAACGTTGCTGGTGAGTCGCACGAAGTGTTACAAAACCCAGACAAGATGACCATTGAAGTTACGCGTGTGTCAGAACCCTACGTCAACTGTAATGTGAACGGAGGCGACAGTGGAGGTTATTACTTCTTATTAACAAGCCCACATTACATGTACAACTTCAAAGGTGAACCCATTTGGGAAATAGAAAAAGCAGACGCAGACTTCTATCGAACTATATTTGAAATTTTTGCAGATAAAATAGATGCAGATACTAAAAAGAAACCAGTTGTCTTACGTGATTTTTACACAGACACATTTTATAACGGAGTATATGATGAAACCAAACAACAGTTTAGTGAAGACTACCCCCTCACGCCCACGAATAAAAACAGCCTTAATGATTTTCTTAAGTCTCATAGTCGCCCTACCATGGATTACATTCCTGATGCTCGGGTCGTATTTGATCCAAGCAGTGAAGACGGTATTAACTTAGATACAGTCCCGTACAGCGTGAACTTGTTCAGGCGTACGTCGTACATGCTGCGCCCAGAAGAGAACGTAAAAGAACTCACATACGGCACTGCCATTGAAATCAAAAATGTTGCACCTAATTTTTACAAGTTAGTCATGCACATTCTTGGTAATGGTAAACCTGAGTTTGAACACTTTATTAATTGGCTTGCGTACATTTACCAGAACAAACGCAAAACTATGACCGCTTGGATCTTTACGGGCGTACCTGGGACCGGAAAGGGTTTGTTTGTACACAAGATTCTCAAACCTTTATTTGGTGAACAACAAACACCAATGCGAGCTTTAGAAAATATAGAAGAACAGTTCAACCTTTACATGCGCACAGCTATGTTTCTTGTAGTTGATGAGTTCCGTATGGCTGATTCAGGCTCAGTAGGCCGCATGGCTGACAAGCTAAAACATCAGATTACAGAACCCACTCTTACAATCAGAGCTATGCGTACCAACCAGATCGAGGCCGTCTTACACGAACTTTATATTTCTGACTAACAGAGCAGACGCAGTAAAGATCGAAGACTCAGATAGGCGTTATAACGTTGCTCCTCGACAAGAAACTAAGCTTGCAACTACGCACAAAGATCTAATAGATAACTTAGAGATATTAGATAAAGAACTATATATCGTGTCAGGACTTCTGAACAAGTTCAAAGTTGATGCACGTATGGCTCACACTGCGTTAGAAAACGATGCTAAGAAAGAAATGAAAGAAGTATCTATGTCTGTACTTGAAGAATTTGCAAACGCAATACGTACACGCAACTTAGAATACTTTACAGAAATCTTAGATATTCCGCTTACAAATACATTTGACGCAGGCGGCATCAGCACGGCACAAAGATATGTAAAAGATTGGCTAGCACAAGCAGCTAATGAACAAGTCATACCACTCGCTCATTTCAAAGTAGTGTACGATGCAATGACTGACAGCCGTAATACCATCTCACAACGTGAATTTGCTAAACGTATGTCCAGGCTAAACATCAAAACTGCACGTAAACGCATAAGCACGGACCGTACAGCTGGGATCCCCCGGGGAGTTGTATTAGCATGGAAAATAGACAATAATGTACGAAAGGAGTTAATCGAACAACATTTCGATGAAAGGGACTTAGGACTAATAGATGAAGAATCTAACACAATCCAAGCGTCCAGACCTAATCTCAGCGGTTGAGGTCACGGAGGACATAGAGTTAGGCTATATACCAGCCTGGTCATACTCTACCCTAAAAACTTTCGAATCATGCGCTTATCGCTCTTACATAGCTAAAGTTAAAAAGGTGCAAGAAGACTTCGGGCCCGCAGCGGCACGAGGCACGGAAATACACAAACAAGCAGAAGACTATGTATGCGGTAAGCTTGGGGAATTCCCTGACACACTCAAAAAATTTACATCTCAATTTAAAACTCTAAGAGAACTATTTGTAGATGCTAAAGTTGAACTTGAAGGTGATTGGGGATTCACGCGCGGTTGGGAGCCGTGTGGTTGGATGGCCCCAGACGTGTGGGGACGCATTAAGTTAGATGCTTTCGTACACGAAACAGAAACATCAGCAAGAGTTATTGATTATAAAACAGGTAAAGCTTTTGGTAATGAAATTGCTCATAGCCAACAAGCACTTGTTTACGCAATTGGTAGCTTTTTTAGATACCCAGACTTACAAATTGCTAAAACCGAGATATGGTATCTCGATCACGGCACTATGTTAGAACAGGTGTACACTCGGGATGAAGCAATGGTCTTCATGCCCAAGTTGCACGATAGAGCAATAGCTATGACTACTGCAACCAAGTTTCCACCAAACCCTAGCAGTTACAACTGCAAATGGTGTTCGTATGGCAAGGGTGAATACCCGGTTTGCGAATGGTCGGAAACGTGATATTATAGTATTAACGATTAACAAATAACGATTAACGATTAAGGAGTAACGATGAACGATATACCTGTGGCTTACGACCACCAAAAAAAGACTACTGATTTCATAGTAGCAAATCCAAAATGTATGATTACCTCGGACCCAGGCACTGGTAAAACACGCGCCGTGCTTGACGCACATGCAGCCATCGGGGGACGTACACTTGTCTTAGCACCTCTTTCTATATTAGAAGCAGCATGGGGCGAAGACATTAAAAAGTTCCAACCCAATATAAAGTATGGGGTTGCTTACGCTAAAAACCGAGAAAAAGTATTTAAAGAAAATAATTTAGATATGGTTATTACTAACTTTGAAGCTGTTAACTTTTTACGTAAAAACACACGTTACTGTAAACAGTTTGATACTATTGTTATTGATGAGTTTACTGCTTTTAAAAATCGTACAGCTAAACGTAGTAAAAACATCAAAGATATTATCCACCACTTTACTAACAGGATTGTCATGTCTGGCACTCCTAACAGTAATACTATTTTAGATATTTGGCATCCAACTTTGTTAGTCGACGACGGCGAACGACTAGGAGCTAGATTCTTTCAATTCAGGTCTCAAGTATGTACACCTAAGTTCAATGGCTTTGCCAATGAATGGATAGACAAACCTGATGCTGAAGATGCAGTTGCTATTCGACTGCGAGATATAACTATACGTTATGCGTTGTCCGAATGTATGGATCTACCAGACAACATAACACGTACGATAAACACTAACTTGTCTAAACAGATACAGCAAAAATATAATCTCCTTGCTAACGATTCTGTTTTATACACTAAGACAGGTACCGTTAATGCTGTTCATGCAGGAGCTCGTGTCAAGAAGCTGCTGCAGCTAGTTACAGGCGCAGTATATGATGAAGACAAGTTGGTGCAGTTTATCCATCAAGAACGTTATGACATAGTTATGACCCTTGTAGAACAACGTGCACACTGTCTGGTAGCATTCAACTGGCGACACGAACGCAATGCGTTAATTGAACTCGCAGAAAAACAAGGTGTAACCTATGAAGTTATTGATGGTACAGTCAAAGCTGAGAAGAGAAAAGACATAGTCGCACGATTCCAAGCTGGCCATATTAAAATGTTATTGTGTCACCCACAATCAGCAAGTCATGGGTTAACTCTTACTAAAGCTAACACAGTTATATGGTGTTCACCTACATACAATGCTGAACACTTTCAACAATTCAACCAACGTATACATAGATCAGGTCAAACACAAAAGACCGAAACTATACTTATACAAGCGCGAAACACTTGGGAGCCCGAAGTGTATAAAAAGCTTAATACTAAGCTTGGGCGAATGGAAAATCTATTGCACATATTACAGGAGGTAGGACATGGCAAAGAAACTAAATGACTTATTGGCCGAATACGGTCGCGTGCGTGACGGTATCACAGACCTAAAAGCACAAGAAAAAGAATACAATGCGCAGAAGCGAGAGCTAGAAGCGCAAATAGCCATTAGGATGCAAGACGAAGGTCTTGAAAAAATATCTAATGGTGGACGAACACTCTCCCTTAAAAAGGAGATTGTACCTACAGTCGATGACTGGGATGCGTTGCAAAAGTACATAGCAAAAACCAGCAGGTTTGAGCTATTACAAAAACGTATGTCAGCCACTGCCTATAGGGAAGCTATCGGTCTTGGGGATGACATCCCTGGGGTTGAAAGTACGGAGTTGACTAAAATAAACTTTAGATCAACATAATAATAACGAATAACGAATGACGAAGGAGGAATAACGATGTCAAACGATATTAGTGTAGTAACGAGCAAGGTTCCAGCTCATGTTAAAGAGGGATCAAAACTAGGTAATGAGAATGTTTCATCTGAACATATATCAGTACCAAGAGTAAAACTACTTCAAAAGATGAATCACGAAGTAGATCCAAACCATAGTGAGTATGTAGAGGGCGCCAAAGAAGGCGACTTTATTAACACTGTGACTGGTGAAAACTATGGTTCATCTATGTATGTAGTTAACACACACTTCAGAGAAGAATTTGTTGTGTGGAGAAAGCGTGAAGAAGGTGGCGGTCTAGTAGGGAACTTCCCAACTAGAAAAGATGCTGAAGAACATCTTGAAGATAATTCTTTAGAATCTGCTAAACATGACATTACGCAGACTCAAATCCATACGTTGTTGCGTTTGGATGATAAAACATCTGAAATCTCAGATATTCCATTTCTATTTGATTGCGCTTCATCAAAGCTCAAAGTATCTAGAGAATGGAATACTAAGATAATAAAACAAGGTGGCGATAGATTCGCATACTTGTGGAAGATGTCTTCTGTACCACAAAGCAATGCCAAAGGCTCATGGGTTAACATCGACATTCAAGGTGTTGACTGGCTAAAAGATGAAATCTATGAAGGTGTAAAATCCTTCTACCAGGCTTCATTTGGCAATAGCTAAGTGTTACGTGCGTTCGACCTGCGACACATACTGTCGCAGGCACGAGCGTGTTAAAACATGTTACACTCCTTATGTGCGTGAAAAGGAGTTCATAAATAAAGTGCACAAGCACTTACCCAAAACCATCTATCGATGGAAGATCAACGACCCCTACCACGGGGGAGTTCCAGACACTTTTTACTCAGGTCGCAATGACCATTGTTTTATCGAGTACAAATACACAGAAAAAATACCAGCAAAAGAAACCTCTAAACTAAAGTTTAATTTATCCCCACAACAACGTATTTGGTTAAACCTTCAACTTTCTAATAACATTAAATGTTATGCCTGCCTGGCTATAAAAAACCAAGTTTACCTTACACAAGATTTTAATTTAGAATATATAACACTAAAAGAATTTAATAACCAAAGCATAACCTTTGATTCTTTTATAGAATTTATAACCAGCATAACCATAGGAGATGAAAATGACTGACTACGTAAACTCACCACCACATTACAATAGTGGAAATATAGAATGCATAGACGCAATAGAAGAAAGCATGACGTCGGAGGCTTTTAAAGGATATCTAAAAGGCAACATTCAAAAGTACATGTGGCGCTATGAAAGCAAAAAAGGCCTTCAAGATGTGTTAAAAGCACAATGGTACCTAAATAGATTAGTTAAAACGCTTGAAAAAGAAGAAACCCTCGAGGACGCACGGACAAGTCCACCAAGCAATTTTTCATAGTTTTGGATTAATACCCTTAACCACATTAACAAAACGCAACAGCATCAATTGTGTGAGGTCATTTTTTCCCAGAATTGCGATTTCGGGCGAAAGAACGGTTTTTTGACCTTCGAACTACTTTTAAGTTAGATTTATTAGAGTTCATTGGATTTCCATCTTTATGATGTACGTCTTTTCCATCCCCCTTCTTAACTTTCCCTGCTCGTTCCATTATACGCCGCACTTTATTTCGCATGGCACGACGTTTTTTTTGTTCAGTTTTACCCTGATAATTCTTATATTCTTTTTTATAGTTTCTTCCCACTAAACAGTATCCATACACCAACGCCAAGCGTCGTTATCTTCATACAAGAATGCCTGACATTTTTTATACTGTTCTCTCCATTGGTCGGGGTCATAAGAATCAGACCACTCTAACTTAGAGTCTTCTGGTATTGGTATGAATTTTGATTGCGTTGAACAGCCGATTAAAAATATACTAGCCACCAAGAGGATTCTTATTGTCATCTTTTATCTCCTCTATACGTTTATCTAAACTTATTAAGTCAGCCTTCACTGTAGCTATATCTGTTTTGATGTCTGTTACATCGGGAATTTCAATTTTATCTATTTCTTTTTCTAAAAATTGTACAGATGTTTCTATTGCTGCAAAACGTTCTTCAATAACTTGCACATTATCTTCTGCTTCGCTTATGCCGCCAATTTTAGCTTCTAAGTTTGTTATGCGGTTAACATAGGTAGCCCCTGTGTAACCAAACCCTGCAAGAGTTGAAACAATACCCACTAAAGCTATTACTTGTGTTGTTTTACTTTGTAACCAATCCATGGTGATTCTCCTATAAAGGTGGTTGTAAACTTATTATATCGTTCATTTTACTTATATTACTACCTGCAAGCCCATAAAATGCGTTTATGTTATCTGGCATGGTTTCAGTATAAATAGTCTTAGGTGTATACCATTGGTCCTGGTCGGCCATTACAACAGTTTGATACGTGTTAAAGCCTGGGACAAAACCCATGTACGCAATAATTGTGTCTTCCGAACCATACTCTCCTGTTTCTTCTTGTTGAGCTTCTACTTCTTCTTGTGCTGTCTGTAAATTTTGTGCGATTAAATTTTCCACTGTGGTATCTGTATCAGAAGATGTATCCATAGAGCTTATTGAAGTATCTATTTGATCTTGTACTGTGTTAGTAGATACATTAGCTACAACGACCGAAGTGCTTATATCAGTCGACCCTGTGGAATCATTTGTAGAAGACCCGGACACGGACATAGAACTCATGTCTAGAACCTGGTTTGTTTGTACTGTAGCAGAAGCAAACTGGTCTGACATACTAGGGGAACTGGTTGTACTTATGCCTGCATTTCCAGAAGAAGCTCCTGTGGAACTACCACTTACAGCGTTACCAGAAGCTGCGGTGTTACCTGTAGCATGAACACTATTACCTGCGTTTGTACCGCTAACACTTTGTGTTGCAGTTGCTATGGTAGAAGAAACAACACGCAAGGCTATATCCCTACTAATAGAACTTTTACCTGTAGCTTCTTCTCTTTCTGCAGTTTGGAACTCTTCTTCAAAAACTTCTTCAAACTTTTCTATGATCTCTTCTCTTTCAATCCTTTCTTCTTCTATTTCTGCTTCTGCAATACGTTCTTCAATTGCTTCAAAAACTTCTTCTACAACTTCTTCTTCGAAGATTTCTTCAATAAATTCTTCTTCCGGTTCATCCAAATCTGCAAGTTCTTCTTCAATTCGTTCTTCAAAACGTTCATTAGTTTCTTCTTCAAACCACTCCTCCAATTCTTCTACGCTGTTAAACTCAATAAATGTTTCGGGTTCACTGTAATCTTCTACTAAAAAAGTTTCTTGAAATATAAACTCATCTATTAATACTTCGTCTTGATGAAAAGGCTCATCATGATGAGAGTTAAAAGCGTCAACAAAAGGTAAAGGCTCTGGGTCATAGAAAACAACAAACTCTTCTACAAAAGGGTCTTCAAAATAATCGTTGGGGTTATCTCCAAACTCTTCAAAAGGTGGAAACATTTCTTCTTCAAAGATCTCTATAACTTCTATTGGGTCTTCAAATCCAAAGTTGTCGTCATGGTGACTATCGGTAAAAGCGCCAGTGGCAAATTGTTCTTGCTCATCTACAAACCCATAATCTACGTTAGTATCGTCAAAGAAAGCTACAGATTCTTCTTGTCTATAGCCTTGGCAAAACGGTGCGTACTGCGGATCATCTGCGCATTGCTGATCATCATAAGCTTCCCAGTAGTTAGGGCAAGACTCACTATAAAGATCAGTGATATTACATTGTTGGGTTAGATAAGCATCTGCGTATCCACTACAGCTAGAATCATTTAATGGGTCACTACAGTCAACACCATTTCCAGACCCAGAGCCATACAAAGATCCACCGTTCTCTAATGTCGTGTTAATTGTTGTGTTAGTCCAGTTAGTATTTGGACAGATAGAACTGTTGGTTGAGCCTGTATTGCATTCATCATGGTAATAATATTGATAGATTTCTTTGCTGCCACTGCCAACCTCACCTATGAGAACATCATGGTTAATAATATCTAACGCACCATAGCGTATGTCAAAAGAGTTATTGTTCCAAAGTATTATCTCAAAGCTGTTGTCTGATGCTCTGTTGTACTCTCTCATGTCGTACCAACCAAATATCATCTTGCTGTTATCACCCCAAGACTTCATGCGAGAGTCGCTGTCTCGTATTAAGTCTGTC